TCCCCCTCCTTCCGCAAATGAAAAGCGTAACATTTTGTATAATACAGTGTTACGCTTTTAACATTTTAAATATGCACAATATTTGCACAAGATATTATAAGCCTATTTACTCTTTCTCTTCCAAAGTTACATCAATTCCTACAATCTCACAGTATTTAAGGAAGTTTTTCAAGTTGACATTCTTCCCACTTTCAATGGCAATGACTGTTCCAAAGTTCATACCCTGTTTCCAGATATTATATTGTGACAGTCCCTTTTCTTCGCGAATCTTACGCACTTGTTTCGATAATTCTTCTATTGTCATACTCCTATTAATTCCTTCTTTATCGCCTCTAAAAATGCGATAGATGTTAATACCGTATTCCTATAATTGTAATCACTACCGGTTGCAATCGCATTCTTACGACCGTCTAAAATCAGCGTATCAATGAACAACACCATTTGCCGAACCGTAATATTGCCGATGTCTGCCGAGAATGTCGATAGCGATGTATAATACTTCATAGCCTGTTTTAAAAGGCCCCGTATTTTAGTCTTATCAGGATTTTTACCGGTAATACGCTTAATGCTGATCTTTGCGGAGATATTAGACCCTGACAATCCGGGCTCTATACGGTAATCCTCTCCGACTTCCTCGATAAAGCCGTCGATATACTCGACTTTGGCGATGAATCCATTGTCTATGTCCGAGCAGTATATGAAGTCGACTTCTCCGAACTTGTGCGCCCGGTTATGGTCTACAATGAATAGTGGAAACTCTCTCTTCATAATTTTATAGAATGGTTACAAATTCTTCTCCGATATTGAAATTACGGTTATACTTCCATGTGCTATTGTCATTTTTCCTTTTTGCTAATTGAATTTCAACCGTCATATCGTTGTTTACTAGAAATGTTGCCGACCATTGTGATTGGGTAGACGGATAATCGTAACCCAATATTCGCTTGTATTCGTCCTCCGTAATTTCGCTTTCAAACCAGACTGTTTTGCCAGATTCAGAAGATATACGATTTAACGACAATAAAACACCTTTAATCTCAATATTCAGCCCGTCAGGATTTTCTTCTATCACACGCCGTGCTATTTCTGTGCGTTCTTCTTTGTTTGTTCCTGCAAACCCGTTATGAGAGGTAGATTTATTGGCATTGTCATACTTGGCATTCGTTTCGTCGATTATCACATCTTTACGACCACTGATTAAGTCCTTAATTTGAGTTTTCATATCTAAGCATTTTATTAAAATTCAATTTTTATATTATGTTCAACGGCTGCAAAAGCTAATACCCATGCTTGTTTTTCTGATATTTTAGCTACTCGTGGGCTACGATTTCTCATTTTACCTTCTATACTTTCAGCAACTTTTGATGCAAACACATTTAATCTCTTTATTTCGTACAAAAATCTTGACAGAGCTTCGTATGCCATATAATATTGAGAATTATTGTTTATAATCTCTTTCGATGAAAGGTTTATAATTTCGTCAAATATTTTTTTCGAGTCGCTCCTGTTGTCTTTTTTTTCTTGTCTCATTTTTTTTGCTTCTCTTTTAAGAGAACTATTTGTAACCCTTACAGAAAAACCTTTTGATGAAAAATTTGAAGCTAATTTCATAAACGGCAAAGAGCTATTAATTTTTTTTATATGCTTTTTGTCCCCCTCTACGAATAATGTCACGATTGATTGCCCATCTTCTTCGTATACAGCATCCACTTTAATGCCACTAATATTATTTTCTGATAATATTTTTTGAGCTTCTTCTATCGTTTTCATATATAGTATTCCTTTTTGATTACACTACAAAGATACTCCATTTTATCATATATACAAAATATTATAGTATAAATATTTCATGATTTATCAATATTTAACAAAACGAATGATGTGGAAAATTTTCCTCATTATTTTATACGATATAGTCTATTTTCGTATAGTTGTGGAAGATTTTCCGCAAAAATGATTGACATAGAATTAAACACGAATGCCGGAGCTTCTCACCCCGGCATTTCCCTGTTCATCATTTGCATTTCCGAATATTCCTTTGAAATTTTCGCCTCATTCTCCTGTTCAAAAGACCGTTATCGGCAAACCGATTCAAGGTATCCTTCTCTTCCGGCGAAAGCAGGTTATAAACCTCCTTCCTCGACTTGCCGGAACAGATGGCTTGTATGATTTTAGCTATCTCCATGTACTTCCCGAATTAATTTCTTTCTGCAACACTCACATAGGAACTTCTTCGCCACGGGGAACATCTTCTGCCCGATATATCCCCGAAGGTACTGTTCTTCCTCCCCGTAAGGGTCAATGCCGAACGTTCGGGATATATGCCTGCACAAATGCCCCTTTTCATGGTCCCAAGAGTTTTGGAACTGTTCGGGGCTCGTCGTCATGGCAATTACCATCACCGTCCGGCGATGCTCGAAATTGGAATAGGTAAGTCCTGTATTCAAGTTACCGGACGACAAACTTCTGAAAGCATTTTCCAGATTATTCCCCGTACAACCGATCCGTTCCAGCTCCCGGAGTATGGTGTTTGTCCAGTAGGTGGTAACGGCGTAAAAAACCCTTACGTGCCAGTCGTATTTCGCTATGTAGAAATCCTGAACAATCATGTTTTATAACATATTTTCCCACATGATCGGAGTACCCGAACCTATACAGTCGGCATAGAAACGTGTAAAGGGCAACCCGTCGTAACCGTCAGGGTCGTCGATATAGTCCTTTACAAACAGAGCCAAATGGGTATCGTCGGGAATCGATGATTTCAAATAGTCGGCCTTCCCCATATTGGCGACAAATACATGGTCGTACCCTTTGGCCTTTTCCAACTTCACGCCCGCCTGTGTCAAGATGACCTCCACATCTTCTTTCGAAAGGGCTTTTATCTCCTCCTTCTTTCCGGTGGCCTTGTTTTCGGCCTTCATTCTGGAAACCGCCCACTCGCACATGTTCTTGGAGAAGTGCCAGCCGTATCGGGAAAGGTACTCCGTCATGCCGGAGGGGAAAATATCATAAATGTCTAATCGTTGGTTCATAACACTGCTTTTTTATGTTTTTGAAAAGAGAGGGGATTTCTCCCCTCCCGATTAATAGAACTCGCCGTTGGCCCGTCTGCGTCTGCGTTCCCCCATTTCGTCATAGTACGAAGGAGGATAACCGGGAGCATAACGGTTGTTCATTCCACTGGAAGAACCTCCGCCATAATTCCCGCCGCCGTAACTGCCGCCATTATTGCCACGGAAGCCCATATCGCCGCCCTGCATTTCCCGCATGGCAGCTTCATAGCCTTTCTTGTAGCCGTGCTCGCAACCTTCCTTGTAGGCCATTTCGAGCTCTCTACCGCCGCGTTCATTGAATCCTTCATATCCACGGCCTTCTTCTAATATTGACCACATTCCCATATTACTTTTTGTTTTTAGTTTCAGCAACACCGAGCTGTTCCATCAGTTTCTTGTTCATGGCCATTAGGTCGGCCATGCTTCTGCTCATTTCGGACATCTGCCCTTTGAGGGTGGCAATCTCCTGCTCCTGCCTTTGCTTTTCCGCAAATTCGGGATTCAAAATTGTCAATATCTTGTCGCACCCGGCAATCACGTTCTCGTGGTAATTACGCCGGTTCAGTTCGTCCAAGCTCTTTTGCCGGATAGCCGACACTTCCGAGTTCATGGCCTCTCTGGAACAAGATATGACGATGTTTCCGTTTTGCCCGAAGTCAGCGATGTCCGCACCTGCCGGCAAGTTCTGGAACGTGGTATTCTGCCCGTTCACGCAGACCACCACGTCCACCACCATTTCCATCTGGGGTATCTGCCCGATAGGTGTCGGCATGGGGTACTTGGGCTTCGCAGCCGAAACGCTGACGACGGAGCCTATATCCACTAAGGGATTTTCGTCCTTATGAAGTATAAATAACTGGTTGTTTGCTCGAAGATTCTGAAACATAGTTTTTTTTGATTTAATGGGACTGCCCGATAAAAGGCAGCCCCGTGTTAATTATTTGCTTTTGGCAGCGATGTTGGTTGCCGCCGTCGCCGTAGTAGGTCTGTACCCACCGTTGACAAGGTACACTTCGTTGGTGTACTTGTTGTAATGGATTTCATAGATCCCCGTACCGGCGATATTCTCTACCGTCACCGGCTCGTTGTTGTAAGCCAGCAGAGGTCTCGTGTCCCCATTCGTCCCGATGAGAATGGGAAGCGTTGCGGTCGTTCCGGCGGGTATCGCCTGACGGAGATTGATATAGAATCCCCCCACATAGTCCCTGTTACGGAACGCATGGTTTGGAAGTTCCAAAGTCACGTTCTCCGTGCCGACCGTCACCGCCACCGTAGGAAGAGTGTTGTAATTCACTCTGCCTAGCGTCGGGAACGGAAAGGGAAACCCTGTAAAAAAGTTAGGCCACATATATACCTCCTTTCTTACTGGAATTAACCCCAGTAGTTGTTGCAACCGCATCCGTAACCGCTACGCCCGTATGCGACATCGCCCGCATAAGCACCATAAGCGGCAGCCCGGTACAAGTCCGTGTTTACAGCCTGAATGTTCGGATATACCACGGGAACGGTATTGGGTAATTTACACTTGATGCCGTCCACATCGCTTTGGAGAGCCTGCAAACCGGCAGCGAGGGGAGCAATCTGTTGCCCTACCGCATTGAGAATGGTCGCATTCTGGTTCCGTTGGGAGATTTCAGCCGCCAAAGTAGCCTTCTCTGCCGTCAAAGCGGTGATCTTGTCCTGTAAAGCCTGAGTTTGGATAGAATCCAGCTTCGCCAAAATGGCACGAGTGTTCTCATTGCCGCTGTCCACGAGGGAGTGGGTTTGTTCCGAGGTGGCGATACGGGTTTCATATCCTTGTCTCTCGATTGCGTTTTGCGTCTTGCAGCAGCAATCTGCGATTTGGGTAGCCAGCGTACAATTACCCGATTGAATGCTGTTAATGATCTGTTGTGCGGACATGCCCACTTGGTTGCCGACACCCTGAATCAAGCCCTGAATGTTGCACAAGGCGGATTGTAACTGTTGGGTAGAGCAGTTAAAGGACGAGGCGAGTTGGTTGATGGCATTACCGTTCCCTTGAATGGCCGACATCAGGTATTCACGTCCGACATCGCCGTTCAGCTCGGCAGGAAGCCCGCCCCGGTTGCCAAAACCTCCGAATCCGTTACCGCCCCAGCAGAACCACAGCAGGATAATCCAAATCCACCACATGCCTCCGCCCCAAGCGTCCTGATTGTTCCTTCCCTGATTGAGAAGGGCCAAGAGTCCGGGATCGACCCCTTTACCGCCCATCAGGTTGGGCAATAAAGCCATGATGTCGAACTTGCTTCCGCCACCATTGGGCTCTTGATTGAAAACATACGTTCTTTCCATATAGATATAATTGATGGTTACGGCCAATATCGGCCGCATACAAACGTATGGCTATTGCCGTTGCTATCCTCTGATTTCGGTGGCTATCCTGTTGCTGACCCGTTGATTTGTCGTTGTCAGAATAAAACTTCCCGAACACCGCTGTTTCAGGCTGTTTTTCAATTTGTTCACTCCCTGTCGGGTCATGGAAAGATAAGCGGCGGTGTTCTCCTCGGAGAAGCCGAGCGATACCAACGCACAGATGAGCAGGCAACGTGCGTCGACCGCATTTTTGTTCGCCCCGTTAATCAATTCGCCGTAACACAGCTCACATTCCTCGCAAACGATTTGCAAGACGTGTTCAAAGATTTCATTGGTTTTCATATCTCTTGCCTTTTTAAATATTTGTTAAATTATAGATTGTTGACACAATAAAAAACATCACGTTCCTGTTTAAAGGCTGTGAAAGCCTCGTAACATTCCCCGTGATGTTGTCTCTTGTTAGTTTTGGAAGAGCAGCAAGAGATTGAGGCTTTCCTCTTTATACTCCGAAGCCCAAGAAGGAGTCGTAAATCAAATTATATCAAGAAACCCAGTCCTTTCAATTTTGTTATCCATTTCATGATGTAAGGGACAAGCAGCAAGACAATGACACCGAGAGCCCACCAGCACCATCGGGGAGTCTTGTACTTTACTACCTCGACGGGGTAGGGTACTTGTATGCTGTCCGTCTTGGATATATACAGCGTATCGATTCTGTCCTTGAACCTGTATATGTACTTGTATTGGAACTCCCGTATCGTGTCTCCCGATTTCTCGATGAAAACACTGTCCCGCATGTATATGGAATCGAGCTGCACCCGGTTCAGATACACCGTGTCGCTCTTTGTCGTCTCCACAGGAACATACACATGTCTGGTACAGCTCGTCGCAGCCAAGATAGCCAAAAACAACAATAGGAATACGATATGTCTCATAGGCTCAGTATTTGTTTCCGGTTCTTCGATGAAGACACATAAGACACGTGCACCCAGCTGTAATCGCTCTCGTCAATCAACTGGTCGAAGGGAAGGTTATCCCGAATCAACTCGAACAGTTTCTTGTTCTCCTCCTTGTTCCCTGCCGTTATATCCGCCGCCTCGCCCCTCATGTGCTGGCTGTTTTTCGCACCACCCACAGCGGCATTGAGTTTGGGACAACGATAGCCCGAATTGACGGTTATCGCCTTCCCGTACATCTCCCGCAAGGGGTCTAAAACATGGGTGACAAGGTTCGACAGCGCAACAGACGCTTCGGTCGTCGGGGTATTGTCTATACCCAATTTATCGGCCGTTGAGCTCTTTGTGAGTTCTTTCATCGTGAAGTATTTCATATCCATTCTTCATTTTTTTCGTCAGGCAATCCAGACCTCGATTTGAATCACCAGCCCTCCCAGTATGGTCGCCAGCAAGTCGGCATACGACCAAGCCCCCGGCTTCCTCCACTCGTCGACAGCCTCCTTGATACAGCCCGCTATGGCAGAGAACAGCACACAATATTCCGCCGTCGCACCTATCACGATGGCGAAGAAAGAGGCGATGACACCTCCTGCGATAAAATGCAGCAGCTTGTCGTGGGGAATAGACAATAACAACCCTTTGATTCTTTCCAAAATTTTCTTCATATTATTCGTTATTTAATCGGTGATAAAAATCGAGCTTGATACGGTCATAGACAGAAAATACATTGGTTTTAGCCCTGTCATCGTTCACCGTATGGGCATATATCTCGTTCTCGACAACCTCTGCCACCCAGTCTATCCATTCAGGATTGGTATAACATGAAAGACGTTTACCCCGATAGGTAAAGTAGTCGAAACGGCTGTTCCTGTCCTCGTACTGGTTCGTGAGATTTCCGATAATTTTTTCATGCGTCCTATTCCTGTCGGATATATGGTTTTCCTTCCTAACTTGTTCGATAATTTCCAAAACCCGTCTGGCGGAAAGGTTGAAAAATTCACTCGTCATGTTCTTTATCCGAAGCTGCGTTTCCGGTCTAAGACCTTCCGATATGTCGGACAACATGTTATTCTGGTCGTTCGTCTTTTCGATAAGCTCTTTCAGGGATTCGCCGTAATCCTCCATACTCTTGGTGATAATCGATTTGAACCACTTGAAGCAGGCCACCATCATCATGGCCGACAACACCAAGAAGAATGCGGCGGTCATCACCAAGAACCCCTGTTCGCTTATCCCTCTGGCTACCTCCGTAGCCTCGTTTATCCCTCCCATATCAATGTTTCTGTTTTTCGATTAACAATCTGGCTTCCTCTTTGCAAAATTCCGCATAGGCGTTATAAGCCTCGAACTCCTCTGCTTTCGTATCTCTTTGCCGAAGTATCGCCAACTCCTCCGACAAGGTATATTTTCGACGGATCAATCCGTTTACCGTTTCTCCGTAGTCCATTGGTACAGTAGGTGTTTTCATGCCGTCCTCCGTCGCTTCCGGTGCGTCCTCGTATTCATAGACTATCGCTCCGTTCCGGTAATACATCACGGGTATTTTTCCGGGTATCTCCTCGGGAGATGGGATAGATTCTACCTCTATCCATCTCTCCTTTTTATATTTTCCATAATAGATGGTTTCGACTTTTACACCGTCTAATTTAATTTGTATCATAACCTACTTTTACTTTATACATAATATCTCCAATTCTTCTTACATAACCGTCTTCTAGAAAATATTTACTGATTTCTTCCAATCTACTGTACGTGGGGCAGTCATTATTCTTGCAGAGAAGTGAAATGCTACCAATAAACCCTTTCAATGTAAGATACCCAATGTTACATATTATAAAAATAATTGCATTACCAGCATAATTTTTGTAATTTAGTGAATATAATGGATTGAATCCAAGTGTATTAAAACATTCATCAGATGATTTTACATCAAAGCTGTTATCTTCTGCAACTAATCTCGTACCTCCTTTATCATACAACAAATAGCAATCTATATCATTCTATTATATGAATCTCTGAATCAACATCTTTTATAATATAAAGTTTTTTCCCTGCTGAAATTAAAACTCTATCATTATAAGAGGTTATGCTATAAGTAGATGAATCAATGTCTATTTGTTTATATACAGAAAAATTGATCGGTTCGATAATTAAAATTTTTTTTTCACCAGTAGCAACTATATAATTGTTGTATAGACTTATATTTTCATATTCAGTTATAACCTCTTTATTGAACTCTAAACTACCATCATTTAAATCTATTTTAGCAAGTCCTGTTATACGTCCCCGAACAAATGCATATCCTTCATAGAATAATACATCATTGTTTATCGTATGACGATATTCTCTACCTATATAAATGTTTTGTTTAATTTCCCATATTGTATTCCCTTTTTTAACGCGCTTAATCCACGAACTAGCAATATTATAAAAAGAAATAACAAACAAATCTTCCAAGTCACCATTTATAGGGATTGCAAATTCTGTATCTAAATGTCCATTTGTAAATGAACATTTATAGAAAGGTATAAAGATATTATCTTGAAAATATTTACCGTCCACACTCTCCGCCGCTTGGTTTGCTTTATCGGCTGCCTCATTGGCAACTTTCGCCGCCTCTGTCGCAGGACGTTGAAGCTCGGCGATTTGCTCCGGCGTAAAATCGTCGTAGGTAAAAGGGTCTCCCTTGTCTCCTTTTTCACCGGGCAAGGCAACCATTTCCTCCACCACGGCGGCATCGGGCACTATCACCTGCTCATGAACGATTATGCAATCACTATCTGCCATATCACTTGATGATTATATTGGTTTTGTCGACTCCTCCATAGTCCCATTTGCCGTCATCGAAATCGGCATCCTCTATACAGTAATGCCTCTCGACCGTGAGCAAGCCATAGCGGAAAGTTCCGGAATTGAATATGCCGTACAGCACGCCGTCACGGAACACACAGTTTTTACGTGTCTTTCCGTCGTAGCTCACTTCGCAACAACAACCGGCCTCGTCCTTGTAGATGAACTTAAACTTCTTCGTCTCGGCATCGATGGGCTGCTTGTTTCTGTCCTCAAAGCCAATGGTAAACTTAATATCCTCCCACGAGTACTTCACTATGGGATCTTTGTCAATCATCGATCAATCTCCTATAATCTTAAATATGCTACGCTTGCTTATTGGCTTTTCGCAAATACAGCATTCTTCCGAATCATTAATATAGTACAATACTTCCTCTACATATTTCAATCCGATAGAATAAGTATCATCGGCTATCATTTGTCGTTCCTTTAATTCTGTATGCGAAGAATAAGCATCGTTGTTATTCATAGTTCCAAACCTCGTCGGCAAGCTATTACCGAATTTTACGACACGTGAATAGGCCAGATAGGCAACAGCTTTCTTCAACCCTCCGATAATGCGGTCTTCTCCTTTCTTCGACTTATATATACCCCCATTTAGTAAGATTGTATCTTTACTCTGCATTATCTTTTGAAACAGAGTATCACCTACTAGATAGCGAATGTCTATATCTATCGCCTCGTCTATCGCTTTATTGGCAATTTCCTTATCTGCATAGCAAGGCCTTGCCAATGTCGATATATCAGTTGGTGTTATTAGTGCTGCCATACAACATCGATTGTATTTTAAAAGTATCAGACGTGAGTTCTCCGAATGGTTGTTCATACCAATTCTTGAATATAGATAACAAGGCTCTCGATATTGCCCTCTGCTCTTTGGTTACCTTACCCGAATAGTAGGAATAAGCGTCAGCCAATATATCACCAGAGAATCCGAGCTTTCCTTTTCTTATTGCCAAAAATGCTTCTTGGTTGAATGCTGAATAGATATTATCTATTATGCTATCCGCCGTTACGGTAAATTCCTTATCATAATTGTTGGTCGACAAACTTATAAATTCAGGAGATTGCTCGTCAGCTCCTATCTCTATCTCTACTATCTTGCAAGCATTAAAATCTCCCTGCAAGTTTTTCAACACAGGAGAATATTCACTTTCGTAACTCTCATGTCCGTAATATCTCCTTTCATCGTCAAAATAATTCTCTTGAATATCTGTTCCTTTCCTTGTAATCAATGCCCCGCTCGGCAAGAAGTTATTCCGGGCGTTGCGATAACGTACATTGGCAAGTCCTTCATCTGTACTCATATCCGTGATAACAGGGTCATACACCGGAAGAGGGTAAACCATGTTGCCATTCCTCGAATACCATAACACCTGCCCCTTATACTCATTTATCCCAACCTCTTCAATTTCGGGAATTGCAGAATTGGGATCGAAAACATGAATGAAACTAATGTTCGACTTGTTGACTTGAACTCGTTTTCCATTCCTAGTTTCCTCACCAGTCCAGTTAGGGTGAATGGCTATTTCTGTCACTTTCCCGTAATCATTTGGCTCTTTAAGCCTCGTTGTAATGAAGGGGATATGATGAATGTTGCGAATCTTTCCTAATACATCATAATTGGCATGTATTGCAAAACCTCCGAACTTTGCAAGATCATTTGCTAACAATCCCAACAAGTCATCTAGTGTATCTCCGCTTTTGTTGATTTTGTAATCTGAAATTATTTGAGAGTTGAATCCATTCCCTTCTATGAAATCTACATAGCGAGACAAACAGCCGGAGGCGATAGACGACGATGCTACCACCTCGGCTAATTTATTGGGATACAAATTATCTTCACCATAGCTCTGTATATTCAGGCTGCTCAGATAATTCGTGTTAATCCTCTTTTGAGGCTCCTTTACGGCTTTTAGATTCATAGAACTCGTCAGGGATTACAGAAAACATGGTTCGCAAGCCGGGGTTATTGGTCAGATATTCTTTGGCTATATCATCGGTAAGGTTCTCATTCGTGTAAACACGTGGATCACCGAACACTTGAATCACAGCTCCGGGTTTTAATACAAATTTCGATTTCTCTTTCATCTTCTTGTTCCTTTTTAAATAAGTGAATGTTTCAATCAATGCATCTCTATGCTTGTCCTTGCAGTTACATTTCCGAACTTCTTTTTTCAAGGATTCTTTATAGAGTTTCTCGATCGTTCGATTATCCTCCTGCGATAGGGAGTTTATTCTCCCCATCAACTCGGAGGATAATTTCATCGCTTCTTCATAGGTCATACACTGGAAGAAGGATTAACCAACGAATTAATCATCGCCAGCGTCGCTTCATAACTGGTCTTGAACAAATAAACTTCTGCCACAGGGCTTTCAGTTTCAGTCATGGTAACCTGCCAGCCACCTTGTGTATCCGAGCTATACGGGTCACGAGTCGCTGCCGTTGCGAACATGCCTTGTTTGATACCGAAAACTTCAAAGGAACTGTCTCCCTTCGCACCTTGTGTGGCACTAAGATTCTTCCATGTGTTTTCGAGAATCACGACATACTTACCATTGAACAAGGGGTCTATCACTGTTTCAGCAATCTTGGGACCTTTGTTCAATATCGTAAATTGGACATTTTTAGTTACCGTATTGGAAATTGTTCCAACGGCCAGTTCAGAGGTAGATCCTGTATATGGCGTATTTCCTCTTTGAACGATTTCATAGGCCTTTTTCCCGTCTTTTAGAACAAGGTCGGAAATCGTATTCGCACCAGAAAAGGTGGTGGCCGTAAAATCGATGTCGTCCCAGTTAATAATTATTCCTTTGTGCTCATACCCCTTTGTAATAGGATCGTTACAATTCGGAACTATTCCTGCCGAAATCAAACTAACACAGTCTGTTGCCATTTCATTTTCCTTTCTTAAAAAATTATTTAGCATGCTACTTGAACTAACTCATCTTCTGCTATTAAAGTACCGAGGTCTCCTGTCGAATAAATTTGAGTTTGTCGTTTTTCGCGATTGAAGAAAATATCCAAATCTGAAATCAATTCTCCGGGAGCCCCCACAAGTAAATTCTTCGGCGAAGTGTAAACAGCTCGGTGAGGAATGTTCAACTTCGTCTTATCATTTTGATATTTTTGAATCATTCTATCCCAAATCGATACGGAATAAATAGGAACACCATTGTATTGCGCCATTTGAACACCATCGAAGATTACTGTCCAAGGCATTATATCTCGGTAAGTTTTCTTCACATCTTGCGTCAATGCGTCTGCCAATGATTTTGTCATAAAAATAGCTGCCCCATCAAGGGTAGAAATTCTTGGGTCTGCTTCCATCAACATGGAGTCTACTATGCCCGTTGCAACACCGGATTCTAATAATTTCGATTTTTGAAGGGCTGCCGTTGTTTGCGAATTTGCCGCAATTGCTGTTTTCTGAGATTCATTATCTGTAATTATTGCAAACAGTCGTTTCCAGAATCCATCGGCAACTGTAAACAAGTTGGTATTAACCCCGTCTGTTATCTGACCACTTCCTCCGGTTATATTCTTTGCGTCCTTGTCGCCGAACCAAATTAACCGCCACATCATATTTATCATGGCCTTTTCCAATGCCGGTCGATAGACAACATTCATATATTCGATAGAGGTCATGTCGCCCTTATCCGTGCCTGTTTTCAGCGTATATTCGGCTACTGTACCCATAATATCGTCATAACAGAGCTTTAAGGGTATTTCCCATTCTCCTAATTCCCACTCCTTTTCGTTCGCCTCAATGGAAGCAGATACATAAGTAGGATTACATCGGTTCGTCAGTTTCGTTCCGACATCTTCCATATCGCCTATAAACCCTAATTTCTTCCCGTTTCTCGCACTAGTCATCAATGTAAATAGTGCTTCAAGGCTTTCGTCCTTGAACGTTGTCATCGGAATTAACTCCTGCAACGTTTTTATCGCCCCATTATCAGGGGTCAAATCTTCAAAAGTTCCCATAATAACCTAAACAATCTCTTAATATTACCTATTTTCTTTTTCGCTTTTCAACCTCATGGGCTTTCGCTTTCTCTTTCCTCTCCCTTAATTCCTTTTCAAGGACGTTTTCCTCTTCTACCGGATCTTTCTTTCTAGCCGGATTTGGTTTAGGGGGCACATAATTGCTAGTCGTCACTCTGTCAAGCCATTGTTTGCCCCCTGCCGCTTTAACTTGGGCTAGAATAGCAGACTCCTCGTCGCTTTTTCCCTTCGCTCTTTCTGATTCCAGCTCCGCTGTAAGTCGAGCAATCTCAGCTTTAAGTGCTTCCACATCTTCGCCTCCATCAGGGACAGCTTCACGAATCTCGGTAATCACGCCGTCAGATACGATAATCGTTCTCCCATCGGGCATCAACCATTCCCCGTCAGGGCTGGCGGCATCACCTACCTCCGGGTCTCCCTCTTCTCGTTCTACTGTCAATACTTGCCCGTCCTCAGTTTGTAGCTCGATGTCTTTTGCACCTGACAAACCGAGTGCTTGCGCCAACACATTCAGCGCATCTTTCAGATTCTTTTTACTCATGTTTTTTTTATTTTTGTTTGTATTGGAAATAGCCGAAATCGGCTCGATTATTTCCGTTATGAATCCCAAATCCTTAGCTTCCTGCATGCTTATATAGCGTTCCTCTTTCATCAGAGTGGAGAGAACTTCCCTATCAGCCCCCGTGCGCTCTACATAGAAGTCAAGAATCTTATTATCCTCCGACCTCAAATCATTAGCTTTTGCTTCCAGTTCTTCCGCCGTGGCATTCTCTATATAAAAATCACAGAAGCGGGTATTGTGAATCAGAAGCCTCTGGTTCTTATATCCTTTACGTACCGAACCTGCGAGCAGGACTATCGTCGCCATAGAGGCGCACACTCCGTCAACCACCGTTATTATTTTTTTGCCGGTCGCCCTCAATTTGTCAACGATAGCCCAGCCCTCGGCTACATCGCCGCCCGGACAATGAATGCGCACCTCTATCGAATCGTCATCTTCCGGTATCTGGCTTACAAAATCGTCTACATCGATGAAAGAAACTGCATTGTCCCCGAAAAACTGCAATAATGCTTTTTCCGACTCGTTCGCTATTTGAGAATATATTTTTAATACCATTATCCAATCATTGGTTTATTCCAAATTTACGAAGGAATAACCTATCAAACAGAATGATAAGAAGGGATTCAACTGCACGGATTTTGCAGCAAAAAAAATGGCGCATATCCTCACGGACACACGCCACTCGAAACACAACACATATAATTAAACAACGGAATCGAACTTTTTCAAGATGTAATAGAATTTTCTCGGCCTTATCTGGTACTCATCGCTCAATTTCTCGGCGATATAAGACACTTTTAACCCTTCTCCCTTCATCGTTAGGAAACGCTTGTACATTTCAAGGTACTTAACATCGTCCAGATTGACTCCGGCACGCCTCATCGCTTCCAATATGGGACGGCTTATCTCTATACATTCGTGTACTTTCATGAATCGAACAATTAAATGGAACCTAAATTCTCTACCACTTTAACTTGTGAACCCACCTTGTTAATCTCCGTAACGGAAACAATCGGGTGGACATCTTGCATGCCTCGTGCAATGGCTCGTGCAATCATCTCCTCACCGAGAGCCTGACTGCTTTTTTCCCGAACTTGTATGGGCACACCTCCTCCGGCTACATTAATAGCAGACAGTAGCGGAGCGAACATGGAGGTAGCTCTTGCTGTCATCACGCTCTCACCGTTAGACAACATAGCGGGTATGCTGTCGCTCGTTCCCGTTCCGGGGCCTTCTACAAGACCACCATCGGCAAACTTGGCCGAGTTTATAATTCCTATCGCGGTTGTCATATTGGTGATTATCGTCGCGATTAAAGAAACAGCTTCTGCAATACCAAAAATACCCTTTGTAGCAGACGCAGCAACAGCCGAAGATATTGCTTTTCCTGTGTTAATAGCAACTTCTGCCAATGCTAATGTCTTCGATAAAATCATAAATGCCTTATTGTCCTCTCCAAGCTGCTCGAATAACCCCGATAGAGCTCCTGTAATTTGAGATGCCGCTTCGAACTTCGCTTGTTCTATTTCTATTTCCCTCTGGGCAAGTTCCTCTTTGGCATCCAAATATTCCTGCTGGGCTTCGAGTTGTCGGGCTTTGAACTCGGCATCGCTTTCTCCCTCTAACTGCTGTAAGGAATCAAGCCGTTTCTTGGCATTTTCAAGCTCGACTTGCAACTCATCTTCTCCGGCTATCTTTGCGGCAGCTAACCTGTTGGACAGTTCGAGTTCCAATGCTTCCATAGCTTCCTCTTTCTGCCTATTCCTATACTCGATTTCTAATTGTTCTGCTTTTGCTTTGTAATTATCCCGTATCTTTTGCTTTTCTTCTTCTGTTAATAATGCTGTTTCAAGCTCTTTATCCCTCTCTTTATTTAACTGCTCTATTTTAAGGTTTAATTCCTCCTCAGAGCCTTTAACAGCAAGTTCTAGTTTTGTTTTAATCATAAGTGCGTCATGCTCCATCTGTTGCCTAGCTTGTTCATCTAACATTTTCTTTGTTTCCTCATCAAGGATCTTTTGCGCAGCTATGGCAGCGTCTGCATTCGCTTTCTCTTTATTCTGTCTTTCTTTAATTATCGTGTTAATCTTATTATTAGCTTCAACTTGCATTTCAGAAAATTCAGATACACGTTGTTGATATTTAGCGATTTCATTATTAAGTGCTTCATAATCTTTAATTGTTGAATTTGACAAGCCCAAATTAGCTATTACTTGGTCAGCATCCGCAGTCCCATTTTTTAGATCTTCTATTTGTGCTTTTACTTCGTCAGTAACCTCTGTATATCCCAACATATTAGCGATTCTTGCTTCTCCTAACCTGTTAGTTTCTTCTGCCGTTTGTTTTTCTAAGGCAAGAATTTCACGAGCAGCCTTTAACCTGTCGTTATCAGATTTAGTCGTATCATCGGCTATTTGTTTAAGCTCAGCAATTTTTGTTTTTCTTGCTTGTTGAACCGCAATAAGTTTTTTTTCTTCTTTCTCTATCTTGTTTAAAGCCTCCCTTAACTTAACAGCTAGTTCAGTCTCTGTTTCTAATTCTTTACCAACTCCTGCGAATGCAGCTTTTGCGTCTTCTGCCGCCCCGGAAAAATCACCTGAAAAGAACTTCATGATTGCACCCCCGAATTTAGCGAACCTATCTATAATTACGTCTAATGCTGCTTTAAGCCATGCGAATGCTTTGCTCAACTTTTCAGTCCCTTCTTGCGTACTTGTTAAATAAGCAACAAGAGAACCGAGCAAAACGACAAAAGCTCCAACTCCTGTCGATACAATGGCGATTTTTAGAATTTTCATTCCAGCTGAAAGCCCTGCTGTTGCTACCGTAGCTGCCTTTTGAGCTGTTGTCATTCCTGATAATCCTGAAATTGCTTCTCTGAAATCAGAGCTGACAACCCTTAATTCACTGCCTACTTCTTTAAACTGAATAATAAGAGGAGCTATCGCTTGTTTAACTTGTGAAATAGCCGGAACATTTGTCTCTAATGCTTGCGAAAATGAGTTCAAATAATTGCCAACATTTCTGGAAAAACGACCTGTTGATTCTTCTGCAACTTTTAATTCATTAGTGACAGCATTAATCTTGTCTTGTAATTCTTTTCCTTTCGCAGAATCCCTTTCTGCCTTACTTAAATTGTCATATTCAGCAATTAAATTAGACAATGCAGCACGAAGTTGTCTCAACGAGCCATCATTTTGCTTTTCAACCTTTATATTGTTCTGAATCTCTTTCCTCAATTCTCGCTGTTTCTCAGAATATAGAGTTACAATAGTCCTTGAATCTTCCAACTGTTCATTATATTCTTCATACGATATTTTCCCATCTTCGAACTGCTTTTTTAATTCTTTTTGCTTCTGTTTTTGCTCATCTATTGCCTTATTCAACATTAAAAGATTCTTAGTCGCTGCTTCCGAATCAATTTCAACTTTAACTCCTATAATAATCTCTTTCTCTGCCATAACCTAAAACATTTATAGTATTCATAATAATTTAAGTAATTCACACTCTGAATAATCACCTTGCGACTTTATAGAGATAATAGCAAAAAATGCCGCATATCGCTCTATATATACAGGTATCGTGTAATCGATGTTTTTCAAATCTATCTCTGTAAGCCGGAACGTGTCCTTAATCACAAACGGCGATTTGATGAGGTCTTGATAAGAAGATAGGCCGAAACGTGATACCCGGTTTTGAAATTTAAGGTCTGAAAAGTCCAAACGGGCATCCTCCTTACCTTGACTGTCAAAAGAGATTACAAGCTGCATAATCCTGTCTCCGCAATCTTCAAGCTCCACGATCGTACCGTCGTCGCTCCATTTGAAATACGGAACGGCCCTCATGTCCCCATTGTCACCCCCGGCAGTATAAGGGAGTTTCAATAAGTCTTTTTCATAGTCGAGAGTCTTATTTTGTACAACCATATAGCCGTCTGCACTCTTGGCGTTCTTGTTCTCCTCATAACGTAAATAGTTCTTCTGTGCAAAGTCCCCAAACGTGTACGAGGTCTCTTTGGCCGTCCACCCTGTCGGGACTAATTTCTTGCTCCAATCGACCGCCTTGTCTCTATTATCTATTATCTTGTTTACGGATATGAAAGAGACACCGGTATCGCTTTTTATGGCGAACAACCCGAACAGCCAACATATTTGCTTTATAAAATCGACTACCGATATATCCGGCAGGTTTGAACCGATCGGATAAACACCTCCATAAGCAACATCTTCGGTTATATCCGGGTCGGTTATCTTCACATAGCTTTTGATTGTCCCTAATCTATAAGTCGAAGTTATTTGCATCTCAATATCGCTATATCCTTCCAATCTGAAAGGCATACTGCCTTTATATCTGCAAACGCCCAGTTCATCGGCTTTAAGATAATATATACCCAAAACATGAGATGAATTATAAACCGTGACTTCAACCGCAGTTTTACCGGCCGGGGCGGTCGTCGATATACACAAATCCAACTCCCAGTCTTTCCAGTTACTCGTATTGTGAATAATTATATTATTCCAATCGTGACCCGTGATAATCCGTATATTCTGAATCGCATTTACTTGCCTCAACTGAACCCCTCGTGTATCTTCGTCAATTCCCGTTATTTCCGCTTCAAACCAGTTGTATTTGGGATTTGCTTTCTGTGAGATGAGGGGCAAGTACAACAGTTCTATATATTGCTTATAGCTGCCCCAATCCATTGTAATACCGTAATATGAGGCTATTTCTTCCAACAGCCTCATGCAATTGACCGACGGGTGTATAAATATCTTGTCCCGGTTGGAATCTACATCTATACCCGTATTATGACGGATATAACCGTGTGACAGTTGACCGTCAACCAGTCCGTTGTCGTAGGTCGTAGAGCTGTTCCACGGCAAAGCCATATCGGCAAACTCCTGTATGCTTTTATCATCGTTCATGAGCTGAATAAATTTCTCACTCATTCCCCAAGTCAAGGCCACATTAAAGCCGTCTTCGCTACACGATATAAGAACGGCTTTTGCGTCAAATAGCTTTACCCCATTCCTGTAATACTCCGCATTGAAATAGTCCCTCATCATGTAACTCTCATGACCGGCAACATCGGGAAAATCCAACAGCCGTATATTCTTATTCGTCCTCGGTAGTGTTATCGTATAACTGTTCGAGGCTGTTATCTTGGAAATGTCCCCCAACAACAAATTGCTCTTGAAATTGAGTGTTATCTCACTGTCGCCCAAATCGACACTTTCACCCTTGATATATAGTTCCTCTTTCATATCTTTATTGTTAACTCTTCGGGTAATTCAATCTTGAAAACAAAATCTTGAAGTTCAGCACTCGTCCTATCAAAATCTCCGGTCTTCACATTTACTCTGATAAACGAATCTTTCGTTTCCGACAACATATATACCATAGGCGAGTATAATACTTCCTCGACATAACCATATTCTGTTTTGTCAATCATCGGCAGAGCGAGAGTAAGTACTCTCTTAGCAATCTTGTTACATTGTTTTACAGTATCGAATATGGCATTATTCATATAATTCTTCTTGTTATATTCCTCTTTCTCAATGTTAAGAGTCTCTCCTTTGTTTTTAAAAAGGAAATAGCTCCTACCTCCCAATGAATTGAGCCACATTAGATATATACCGTCAGTACAATCACTATACCTAATAAAGTAAGTCATATTCCCTGCTCCTGTGCCAATCAATGGGTAATCATCATTTGTATTTACCGAAATCGTGTCGGACGTATAAACAAGATAAGACTTTCCATCTTTTATCGCTGGCTTTTGAAGGTCAACGTTAATCATAGATGTAACTGATCCTCTGTTTATATACAAATTTTCCGGTAATAAAGATTGGTCAACCCGTCCTTTCGGCTTTAACAAAAAATCTACCGAAAAAGGAAGATTGGAAAATTGTTTTACCTTAACAATTGAATTGTTAAAATAATATTTGAAAGGCTTTACAGCACCAAATATAAGGACACATCTTGATTCAAATGTATCTATACCCAAAGTTGTATATATAGAGAATCCAATAGAAACTTCTATTGAAGTCTCTGAATATCCAGTTCCAGTCAACAATGAATCTATACTGAAAAATTGTCTTAGCTGATAACTTATGTCTCGCTCAACCTTATCAACAGAGTTGAAAACCCAACCATCTCTATATTCCGTATTATTATTATCATATATATATATGTCGACTTTATTAATTTCGCAATTTTGAGCTTCAATAATAACCATGTTTTGAGAGAAAACATAAGCAAAAACATTAAGTTTTAATATCGAATAATCTCCTGTAAAATTCATAATCTTTCTAATATTTCAAGTTTATACTCTAAATAAATCTTATCTTCTACCCGTCTAAGAAACTCATCTATAAATGGAGTGTAAATGTCTGCTCGTCCTCCTTCCCTATATAGCTTCGTACCCTTTGTGGCTATCGTATGGCTTATAGCTCCCGCTGCCATATTCAGGCTTCTTTCCTCGACCGTATATTTCGGTTGCCAGTTCTCAGACGGTTGGCGAATGTATGGAACTTGCCTTACCGATATTCCTTTGTCAATAATCCATTGCCTGATAATATCTACCATATTAGATGGAACACCCCCCGCAGCCCTACCTTTCTCAACCGTGGAAAATGCAGGTCGCCCTAGTAAATAGGCTTCGATTTCCTTTTCATTGCCTTCTATATAGACCTCGATACTATCGGCCGTCTGTCCCGTTACCGTTGTTCCGGTAGCTCTCAACTGTTCTACAATCTTGCCTTTGAGCCACTCCAATTCTTCTTGTAGAATTTCCCTTATACGCATTTTCCTGTCGATTCTTTAAGATTCAAAGAAACTGATACTCCTGAACACTGTATCGCCATATCCCTGATTACATCATGGCAACTCCATGCGGTTATTGGTTCAAAATATCGGGTGTCGTTTACCCGAACAACAAATTCCTCGACGGCAGAACGCATTCGCTCTATAATAGTATTCGTATCTTCTCCTTCCGGATCTATTCCCTCATGGTCGAGAAAGAATAACAAAGGCTCTATATTCTTCTTCAACATTCCCGAAACTGTTATTTCTCCTCCTCCATTGATAGGCATTACATACAATACGGCAGGAAGTTTCTCAGGCTGTTGAAGCCACTGGTTCAAATGATATATATCTCCTATTGAGAAAGAGAAGCCCATGGACTCTACGATCTCCCTTATCTTATCCTCCATCATTTTTTCTTGTAAATTAACTTTTGCAATCTCCTTTGATAAGCTACTACTTCGTTATCCATCTTCATACATTGATAGATAACTACCCACGGCACACATTGAAGAACATAATCATGATCTATTATTCCCATACGTTTGGCATAAGAATCGACAATACCGAATGTGCCAAAATTCAACGATGTTACTCCTGCGGCTATCTCTTCCGATGAATAGCTCATTGTTTCACCGAGTGCCTCAAACATTTTGGAAACCCTCTTAACCTCATCTATAATCCAATTTCTATATCCAGCCGTGACAGATATATCAGCTTTCAAAACCTCCTCCTCGGTAAGTCCCTCAACAATCTGCATGGGCTTTATAAATTCTTCCGAGGTCGTCTTTATTTCCATTAACTGCAACAATTCACCGTACATAATACCGTTTATGTCTGTTTTTAACGGCTTTCCTTTGAATGTAGAAACTCTTTTAGCTCCTTTTACACTTTCTACCGATTCTTCGGTTAAACATTCCATGATGGCTAAAAAATGAGCCGTCGTACATGTCTTTCTTTTTTCTCTTTTCATATATTTCCGAGTTTAAATATCTTCTTATGTTGTGGCGGTGTAAACAATCTATTGAGGGCTACATAGCGGATAGCATCTAGCGAGTGATTGAATAATTCGATAGGCTCATTTGTAGGTTCTCCATCATCTCCTTCTTCCCACTTATAATTTGCCAGCTCTTTCCTTATATTCGTACTTCGCCTTGTCACATGCCACTTATATCTTTTCAATACCGAAATACCTAGTCTTATACTATCATTCCCTTTCTTCGCTCCCTCTATCCTAAGCCCGAACCTCTTCAATTCCTCTATGCTCTTAGGTTCTGCACTATCGGCGATAATGGTAATGGATGCCATTCCATTCTGTCGAACAACTCTCGAAATATCGGGATTGGTTACCTTTCCTTCAAATAGAATCTCATCAATCCATAAATCGCCACCAGATAAACGAACATCAACCAATGCCGTTGGGTCGTTATATCCAAAGTCAAGTCCCAACCATCTACCCTTGTAATTATCAGGCATAGAATCGACAATATCGTAATTGTCATAAACCATACCTCGGAGTCTTCCAGTCTTTCCCCTCGCATATACACGGTGAAGCTCCTTATCTTCAATCCCTTCTATCTTATCATGCTCCTCTTCGGAGAGAAAAGTATTGTGGCGATGATCAGTAATGAATAGCTTTGCTTCTGGCTTCCCTATTATCTTATCATGTACCCAGAAACGAGCTGTCGGGTTATAATCGATAAATATCTGCTTTCTTGTACGAATGGCAAGCTGCCAATATACAGGATAAGGTATACCATTAGCTTCATTGACAAACAAATAATCTCGCTTTCCACTCTTGGCATCCTGCTCATTCTGAAACGAAGCAAATTCTATTATGGAACCGGTAACGCACTTTACAATTCTGTCGCTCTCGTTGAACGAGAACTTATCAGAGCAAAAATCGCTATTACCTATTATCGTCTTGACATCTCGATATGCTCCCTTCTTCAAGTTAGGTATATCTTGTCCGACAACAGTTATAACTTTATTGACAAAAGAGAGAGCATAATATACTAGCAACTGCAATATCGTATAGGTTTTGCCAGAAGACGTTCCACCCTGATTAATTATTATACGCTCGTTACTATTCATCATGCTGTCAAATAAAGGCAAGGTTGCGAATATGTCAGTCGGCGATGTCATCTTCACTGTTGGCTATCGGTGGTGTACCTTCTTTATGTACAACAGATATTTTAAATCCGCTTATGCCATCATCGACAGAAAGCCTGTTATCCTGTTTATTTTTCCAATTTTCAGGATCTAAGTTAATCAAGGCGAATATAAGTGCGCCAGTATCTGGGGGGAAGTGCTTCGTCGTTTTACTTGACTTTACAAGCACTTTACTCCCGTCCTTTAAAGTTCTATATTCATTTTTAGACTCTTCAATCTCATAACCGGCAGCACGCTTCCAAAGTGATTGCTCCAACGTTTGAACGATAGTTTCACGAAACTCTTTTCTCGCCTTTTTTAAAGAGTCCGAAAAGCCCGGATAAGACTCTAACCATTCGTAAAATGTACTCTTACTTATACCCACCTTTTTACAGGCTAAGATATTAGAATCGCCCTCCCGTATACAGGAAATGATGTCATCTTTGACATCGTTAAATTTACCTTTGCTCATATCCTAAAACAATAACCTAAAACTTATATAAATATACTAAAAATCAATCTGATTAGCAAGTAAATTCTTGCTTTATTTCAGATCGAAGTCGCCCCTTCTCAGAGCCTTCTCCATCTTCCGGCTGTACTCCTCTTTCAATATTTCAATGTCCATATCAAAATAATTTTAACTGTTCAACGTTATTTTCAATCTTAACTATCTCTTCATCAGTCCTAACGTTTGATATAAGTCGGAGAGAGTAAAACGGAGTGGGAATAGGGTAACGTACCTCGTTAATCTCGTAGCCCCAATTAAAGTACACCGGGCTTGCAATCGTGTCGTGGCAAATAACCCGCCCTCTTGCCCCGTGAACCATTAAATTGAGGGCACACATTTTGCAGCTAATTCCGTCTATGTCCTCGCCGACGTAGTAGCCGCTTTTATTCTCTGTATATGCAGCGAGCAATGTCCGCCCCGAGCCGCACGCAGGGTCTCCTGTCTTTCCGCTTATTCCCCCATTGATTTTCGCCATTATGGTACATAATCCTTCCGGTGTAAAGAACTGTCCCAGCATCGAAGATTTTCCTTTTGATTGATACATCTCCTCGTATATATTCCCGAACACATCTATCCAGCCGCTCGACTCGATTCCCTTGCTTACTATTTCAAGCCACAATATAGTGGCATTAAACAGGTGTTCGTCTTCCTTTGCTTTATCTTCCAAGTGTTTGTCATATGTCCCGTTAACGATGTATTTCACATCGAACATATCGACGAGGTAATCGAGCCATATACCCAATCCTTGCTGCCCGTCATGTCCGTGTATCCTTACGGATTCCTCTATTTCTTCAATGATTCGTTTCATTATTTATTGTCTTATATAATTATTTCAATATCAACTCTCTTGGTTCTTTATCCTCCCATTTTACTTCTGGGAATAAACTGTCACTTAATACAACAACAGTAGTATTTTTGTCTCTAAATCCCCATGTACACTCACGTTTAAATGGTTTAGTTGAGTACATAAACAATTTTCCACTTTCGTCCCTTGCTATCCACATAGTTTATTCCTCCCAAGAAATTTTAGAAGCACCTACATAGCAGCAATCACTAGAATGTTTTGCCTCTTCTTCAGTCTTATAAATATTACTAGACAAATAATACACATTAGATGCAGATTTATATATTCTCACCCACCCTTCTTTCTTCTGAGGGAGCATCATTAAGTCATCTTTATATGGCGTGTCATTTTCAATTATAACCTTACCTTTTTCATTATAACCATATATGGTTTCTTCTTTGGCAGTATCTTCTACCAAAGCAATGATTGGATAGCTTACGCCCTTGAATAAAAATTTTCTATCAAAGGAAATAATCCTCGCCTTTCTACCATCACGAGTACATACAGGCTTACCAGCTTTGGCTGCTTCAAGGTCAAAGGGTTTCATCTTTTGCATATTGATAACTTGTTCAATATTTTTATGGTGTTTAAAACGAGGATTATTCTTCATATCCTCTTCTGAATATTCTCTTTCTTCCATATTTTCTTTGTTTTGTTTAATTTCTACAAACATTTCATTTATTAAGCATGAATATGTTGGATAATGATTTATGTGGCCATTCAATTTGCAGTCTCTTGAAAAATTATCATAAAAAGCACAATTATTACAAAGAGCATCAGAAACCTTTATTTTCTGGTATGATTTATTCTCTATCCTAATAGGCTCTCCGACCTTTTCAAGTTTCTTGAAGATTACAGATTTACCATCTTTTCTATAACATGATAAACATTCTCCTCTTATCTCAAATACATCACTACAATGAATATTACTCTTGGTAGCTAAATCACAATTCTCACATCCAAAAGATTTTGTATGAATACACTGATACCATTCTCCGTTGTACTCAAATATTTCTCCTACTTTTCTTTCCATAATCATATTTCATTTTAAATCGAATATCTTACTTGAATCCCTAATAGAATCAATAGACATCTTGGCACTCAATTGCTTCATAAATTCAGCAAAATCCATCGCCCGACTCCAACTAGACCATCTATGAGTAATCTCTACTAGTTCAAAAGCATTTAGTAATACCAATTTTTCGTTTTTCTCTTTCAGATCATTTACCGCATTTCTTACTCTGTGATAAAGCTTGCCATTATATCTTTTTGCGTTATATGGTTCCGCACCTTCTCTTGGTTCAATACTACGATATTTAACCGAAAACGAAGGAAGTTTGTCTTCCTGAATCGCATTATATACATCACTCTCCACCGGGCCATATGGCATAGCATAGAAATTATCGAATATATCCAAAAGGTCATCGCCTCCTTCTTCCTTAGGAGCAGCAGCCAAAAACAGCAGTTTCATGGCTGTAAGTTTAGGAAACGGTTTGCCCTTAATCGTTTCATGATTATCCCGCCACTCTTCAAAAAGGTGGAGCATATAATCAAATGCCTCTATTTTATTTATTTCCATAATTAATCCCCATTTGTAATTAACCAAATTTCTGGATTGGTCCCATTTATATCTTCGACATAATATGGTTTCTCTATAATTTCTCTATGTAATTGATAATCTGAAATATCATGTACATAAAATACGGGGGTTGATTTATCTTTCACTTTCATAAGTTCGTCAATCAATTCTTGTACTGTCATACGCTTTTCTTTTTTGGTTTGTATCCGCCTATTTTGTAATCGTATTCAAAGCAGTTCGGGCAGTATAGCTTATCATCGATAATTTGCCAGCCCATATAAAGAGCATCTTCTATGGCCAGTCTTTCTTCTGGCCATGCATAATAATCTTCATTGCTACAATCCTTACCACAATTATCGCACACGGCTTGGTACATTTCTACTTTCCGTATCATAAATTCTTCCTTGTTTTTTACATTATTATTTCTGTTATACGACTTCCTTTTTATTGGGCAACAAGTCTTCTACGTATGCCCAGCGTTGCATATTAACTCCACGTGAAAATCTCTCCCAATTTCCTGAATAATAAAAGGTATCAAGGGTGCTATTTCCAAGTTGAGCAAGATATATTCTATTTCTTTCGGGCTCTTCACTTGCCTCATGCCACACTGAATCAATACGCCAGTTTGCTCCACGCGTGAAACCATCTATATATGCAGGCTGCAAGTCGGGGTTATAGTAATAATCCTCGAATAGGGCACAGTCTAATGCGGCATTTTCAATATCTTCTATTTTCATTGTTTATCAATTTTTCTCATTAACTTCAACTAGATGACTGTCTATTTCCTCTATAACCTCAATAGCCGCTTGTAAGAATGCCTTATTAGTTGTACGGATATATCCTGATCCGAACTTACCTATCTTGTATTTGTCTGCCGTAAAAACGATATATTGCTTTGCAAACAGAATGTTGATACAGCATTTTAATCGTTCAATCATTGCTCTCCTCCTTCCAGCTTTGCTCCATAACCACAGAACTCACAATAAACACTACCATCTTCGTTGACAACCAAACTCATGGGTTTGTCCTTCCAATATGCCAACGATGTACCGTAGAACAGTCCTCCGGTTGTGGATTCATTATCCGCCTTGTCTGAGTTTTTCTTCCTTCAAGTACGGCTTGGGTGAGTCCGTATTTATCATTGAACATTATTTTCTTCATCTCTTATTCCTCCTTTAATCATCTAACTATCTTTTTTTATATACATAAATTTAATATCAGACTTTTCTCTCATTTTTTTTATTTCTTCGATAATAACTTTTCTAATAAACCAGTATCCACCTGTAAGAAAATAATTTAAACCGCTTACTATTTCTGACTCATACCTCGTTCCTTTATAGATAACTCTATAATATCCACTCCATCCACCATCATGATATTCAAAATTTTGTAAAATATCATTCCTTAATCTTTGCAATAATTTAATCTTCATATCTTATTCCTCCTTTATAATTTCTTTCATGAAACAAATCCAGTGTGTATTAGAACGTTTGCCGGATATATGCCCGAATATTGGTTTTTCAGGTGTGAGTTTGAGAACTTCCGACACTTTGATGTCGGTCTCGTTCCATTTGAAAATCAAAAATCCTCCGGGTTTCAGGACTCGAAAACATTCTTTAAATCCCTTTGCCAGCATATCACGCCAATCTGAATACAGAGCTCCGTATTTAATTTGTTGGTAGCCTGTTGGCGATGCTTTTTCGTTCAAACTTCCGTACATATCTGCCATCTTTGACTTTCCAGCATTCCTTAATAAGTGAGGCGGATCGAAAACTACCATCGAAAAAGATTTATCCTCATAGGGCATATTTGTAAAGTCGGCTTGTATGTCGGGATTTACTTCAAATGATCTACCATCGCATAAATGAGTAGATACCTTTCGAATATCTTGAAAAAGAACTCTTTCGTCATGTTTGTCGAAGTAGAACATCTTTCCCCCACAACAGGCATCTAATATCGTTTTTCTCATTGCTCTCCTCCTTTCATAAGTTCTATTTCTCCCATATCTGTATGATTTTTATAATTTATTGAAATAAACTGACTTGTATTCTTTTCAAGACCTTTTCATTTGCGTCGTTATAAAATTGCTTGTTGACCTCGAAACCATATGCCTTTCTTCCCAATGAGGCTGCCGCATACAGGGTCGTGCCGCTTCCTGCGCACGGGTCAATGACAACATCGCCCTTGTCCGTGAATATCTCTATCAACCGTTTGAGAAGCGGGACAGGTTTCTGGCAAGGGTGGCATTTGGGCGTGGTGTTGTCCCTCACCCAGTCGAAGCAGTTGAAAATCATTCTCCCGTTGTTGTTGAATTTGGGCAACTTGTCCCGATAAAGGATAAGACCGTATTCGCAGTTGCCGACGACCTTCATGTTTGCTTTCAACACTTGCGCCGAGAAGTCCTTGCGGAAAACCAGCGGTATGTAGTGATTTAACCCGTATTTGCGTCCTAACTCTATGAATTTGAACTGTTGTTCGTACTCGCAGAACAGTATCATGCAGGGGGATTTGCCGGCTTCTTTCGGTTCTTTCACGAGCATTTTGGAACAGAAGTGCATGAACTCGGCCGGACGGAACTCGCTGTCGGACGAGAAGAATTGTTTGCCTGCCAATGCGCTCTCGCCGTTTTTGTTGTCTCCGTCGATATACCATGCGTGGTTGCTGGGCTTTTGGCAGCCCATAGACTTTATAATTCTGGAATGAGTCGTTGTAAAGCTCTATGTCTTTCATACTAAACTTTCCTTTTTGCTGTATTTGTCGATAATTTCTTGAATCTGACCGGGTGTCGCTTTCTCCTTTTCACGCAGCTCCCATTCCCGTTTCCTTTCCTCCTGCCTTTTTTTGTCTTCATAGAACCGCAATAGATTCTCCCTGTCAGAATTAAATTTTTTCAATGACCTTGTCACTGTACCCGGAGTAAAAGTGCCGAAAAATTGATCGTATTTGTCTTGTTTGAATCGCTGGAAGAATACCATGAACTCGGTGAGCTTAAAACGGCCATAACCTAAGATAATTGTCCGTGCCAGTTCGATAAAATCTGCTGGTTCCATGCCATTTCGAACTTTTGAAAATTCTGCGAGTTCAAAGAGCTGTATGGACAGCCATGATTCAGCTACGCTATCTCCAAATGTCCGGGCAACTCTTGCAATACTCGGTGCATATCCGGTGAAACAACGCTCCTCGTTTTTGCAGTATTCCGTCTGCTTGTCGGGGCTAAAAAGGCAGAGCAGATTCTCCCCCGTCTTGTAGGTTGCCTGTATCTCCCGTTGCCAGCTTGGTGGCGATGGCTTCTGCAAACTCTGCATATCGCTCCTGTTTGGTCTTTCCGGTAGCAGCTCTTCTATTTTTTTCATACTTTTTCTCGTTGTTTGCCCATGTGGCGAGCCGCTTTGAGAGCTCCCATGTGGGCTGTTTCTCGAATCTCATTTTCGTTTGGGAGGCGTTCATCTCCGACCAATAATCGAAGAATGCCCGAAGCATTTCTTTCCCGTACTTGTCGGCATAAGGGATAAGGGAATGATAAAAGGCTTCTTTCCTTTCGTGCGTGGCGGCGGACGCCGCTTTTTTCTTTATACTCTCGTTAGAGAGTATTTCTTTTTTTCCTTTTTCTTTTATTTTCTTTTGTGGTATTTTCTCAGAGTTTATGGGCATTTCCTCGGAGGAAATATGTTTTTCCTCGGAAGAAATAAGGGAATATTCGACGAAATCGCATTTCCGATTGATCTGTTTGCAAATGTCCCTGTATCGTTCCTGTATTCCTTTCGATGACAACACATGTTCCATTTCAAATAATTCTTTGGAAAATAACCCCAGTGCCAGACAGCTCTTAATCACTTCTGATATATATGCCTCTTCAAACCCGGTCTGTTCCGAAATAATGAAGGGCAACTCTTCGTCCCACATCATGTAGTACCCACCCTTGTAGATAAGACATAGCAGGAGAGCATATACCGTCATAGCTTTACCGCCTTGATACTTGATTAACTTTCGTATTCTTATATCTTGAAATGTGTCTATGTCAAAAGGAAAATAGTCCAATCCCATTTTTCTATTTCGTCCCATGTATATTTAGTTCCTATTTTCTTTTTATAAACTCATGAATTTTACTCATAATATGACAATTTCCACTGACGTGAAACGGTTGGGAAACTGTAAGATTGTGCTCATAATTGTTCTTATTTATTACATGGTAAATTTAATATATTATTTACTTTTTGAAAAATATAAACATCTGTAAATCAAATGATTAAACATTTTTTAATTTGTGGTTTCAGTGATTGAAAATGCCCACCCGTTCAGGGTCTTGTGCTTGTCAATCTCACCGGTTTTGCATAGCTCGTTTATCTCGGATTTAAGCGACTGGATAACCACCGACTGTATCTCGGTAAAGCTCGCTGTGGAGGGCTCCTTGTTATTCTTTTTCTTTTCCTCGATAATGGAGGATATAACTTGCTTGGCTATAATCATGGCTATTCTTGTTTTAACAATTCTGGGTTATGAGAATACAGCCGGCAGGTACTTGTGCCGGTAAACGTTTTTCAGATAGGTTATCATTTGGTCGTAGCTCTTGATAAAGCCCTCGTTGATAATGTCGGCGACTTTTCTTTCCAGCTCGTACAATTCCCGCTGTTTCTTTTCTTCGCCGTATTGGTTGCGGATATTCCTTTCATGCTCGTTGAACACAATCCAGTTCAACGCTTCGCCTACTTTCTGCATGGCTTGGGGCATGAAGTCTTTCCGAACGATCTTTGAAACGGCCGAGCCTAGTTTGTTGTAGGCATCGCCGGCTTCGTTGCGGTACTTTATCATCTCGTCATAGACGAATTTGATTACTTGCACTTCAAATCTTGGATTTAGCCACATCGCAAATTTGACGAACAATACAGGGTGCATCCATGTTCCTCCGCTTTTACCTCTTGATTTTAAATACGCAAGATTCTCCGTATTCAATTTTTCTTCCTCCAACAAAGCATCTATAAATTCTTTTGTGTTTTTATTGGAAAAGAACTCTTTCAAATCCTTTTGCTTTAAATGGGGGGAATTCCCCCTATTTAGATTTGCATATTCATTCCATTGCCTCAACAGCTCTGTGGCGCAAAAAAATCCGTCTTTTGTCCGCTGGGTTACGTTAAATTCACCCATCTTTCTTTTCATCAGTTGGTTCGTTTTCATAGCATTTGTTCTATTGATAATACCTGTTCGCTCATAATACTAAAATTTACATACCACAATAAGGTGAATTTATGATGTTTTCGTTGTGGCAATATGTGCACATAGATGTCATTGGCGAATAAACTCTACCGCATTTAGGGCATATCCAGCCCTGCATACCGACAAATGTCTGCGATTTTTCGAGTCTTGTCATCTCAATAGCTTTTAAGGCATCATCTTCTGAAACTCTACGGTATATATGCCCGCCTGCGCAATCTTCTGCGCTTACCGATTTTATAAATTCTTCTGCTGTCATATCATTTGTTTATTTTAGATTCTTATTTCAATCGAAAAGTGTTTTTGGCTTTTCATCTGGGAGAAACAGCCCATTTACAGCTAATACCTTTCTCATCGCTTCTCGATAAGTAACGCCGTTGTTCGTATAGTTCATGAAGTAATTGTACATCTTGGGGTATAACTCATAGCAAAGTTGAAGCCGGTTGTCGTCTTTGAATTGGCAACCATATCCGCAGAACATACAACCGGTTCGTTTGGCTCCTTTATGGTATATGTCTGAAATTTTCAACCCTCTATCTCTTATGTATGCCCAAATGTCTTCTTCAAGCCAGATAGATAGAGGTAATGACTTTATCGTTTTCCCGTCGAAAGAATTGCAACCTCCTTGTCTTAGGTAACTTTGCTGCCTTAATCTTGACTCTGATGCCATAGTCCCCAATATGGGATATAGCCCTGTATTTTTTTGATACATACGTGACGGTTGTTTCTTTAAAGCGTAACAGCATTTATTGTTTATATCAAATTGCAATCGAATAAATTTTCTATATTTTAAAGGAATTTCACCCTTAAATTTACGCCCTCTTAATAACCCTAAGGCGGCCTTCCCCTTTACCGATAAAGGGTTGTGTTTCCCTGCATATATAGCTTCGCTTACCTCTTTGCTAATAATTGGGAATCCATATTTTTCAAATATCTGTGCAGGCTTTAATGTTGGATATATAATCTCAATGTCATATCCTTCTGTATTTTTAAGTTCTCGGACGAACCTGACTATATCGGGATATTCATTGCCCGTATTGCAGAAAACTGCCTTTATATCGGGTTTGACGATACGGCATAAATCAAGTAGTACGGTGCTGTCCTTTCCGCCACTGAACCCAACGTAAACCTGACCGTTTAGACGTGATATGAATTGGTCTATCACACCGAGGCTGTGGTCTATCTTTTGGCGAAGGGTCCAGCTTTGTCGCTCTCTTAATTCTTGCAAGTCCATATCACTTATTAAAGTTTGATTCAACGACTTTGTATTTAATGGGCAATCCGGAGCAGGTGATAGCGAGAAGGGCTGCGTCCCTTTCTTCTTGGTTGCTGCGGGGTCTGTTAAACTCTATCCCGCTCATCTGGCACAACCGCTTCAATTCCTCATGGGTGATCTTGCCGTATTTACCTTGCCAGCATTTGCGCAAAGGAGATTGCTCCATGACTTGTATTCCGTAATGCCTCAGCATTTCGACTATCTTGCGACCGGCCTCTTGGTTGCGACCTACATGCTCGCCTTTCTTGGCTGCGCTCGCCCGTGTGTCTTTCGGTGACAAGTGCCAGTTGGATTTGTTCTTCCAACCTGCCTCGACATATACCGCCACTCGTTCATCGTTTTTCTTGCAGTGCTCATGAAGTTTTTTTATGCCCTCTACCAACAAGGGGAATGGGCAAACACTCATCTCCATTTTCATTTTCCTTGTTTCCAATACGGAGTAGCCGCTGCGCTCAACGTCGGGGTCTATCCCTATCACTACATCGTATTTGTGTATTCTGTTGCATGTGGACTGTTCTTCCATTTTCAAAACAATTTCATTTTATTATCCAAAATTGCCTTATTTATCCTGTCCGTGGCTATTTTAAAATATTTATCATCTATTTCGAATCCTATAAACTTTCTATTCGTCATTAAACAAGCGACAGCAGTTGTACCGCTACCTGAAAATGCATCAAAAATTGTATCTCCTTCACAAGAACTATTTTTAATAATTTTGATTATTAATTCTATTGGTTTTTGAGAATTATGTAATTTGTTTTTATTGGTATAATTTATTGGTTTTATTCTCCATACATCTCTTTCCGAGGCGCTAAATCTTCTTTTAGCATTTTCTCTAACTCCATATATTATTAGCTCATGCGAGAACCTATAAAAAGAACCTGCTTTTATCCATTCATAATCCCATATTATTAAATTTTTTATTTCAAAATAATTTTGCATAATGGGATATAAAAATGGATATGTCCGCCAATCTGTATTTATATACACTTCACTGGTATCCTTAGTTATTCTTCTCAGCTCTTCAAAAAATTGCTCAAAAAAGGGTCTTATTAAATTATTATCACTCCAAGAACCTCTCTTCCCATTGCTTGTAGTACCTATACAATAAGGAGGATCTGTAACAACCAAATCAATACTACTAGTACTAATGTCCTTAATTTTTAAAAGACAATCACCATGTATTAGCTTTATATTTTCGTTCATATATTTTCTCTTTTTGTTCGGCAGGCGGGACTCGAACCCGCATGATAGGAGTTTTCCTAAGACTTTCACTTAGTAGTTTTAATTTGTGAGGTTGCGCTCACCGTGCGATACTTTCGTATGCCTAAACTCGGAGGAGAATTGTCAAGCGGTAATTTTTATTTTACGGCTACGCCTCTACAAGCTGTGCCATTGCCAACCTATCTATAAGAGCTACACTTTATCGTATACCAATTCCGACACTGCCGATACCACCTAAAACACTTATGGCTTATTTCTCCCCGCAGTTCCTTCCTCCGTATGGTGCTCGACCACGTACCCGGTTCTGCTTGCGGGAATGTCTCACATTATGCTCCTATATCAGGTCTATGATTTTGGTTTTCACAATTCCGTCCAACCGCATATCGTTAAGGCCTTGTCTCATGTGTTCTTGCATAAGGCGGTTGGCTTCGGTGATGTCTTTGGCGCAAACGAGGTTGTAGTACTTCGTTTCCTTTTCATTGCCGTTGTCATCGATGAATATGTCTATCAACGTGGCCTTGTAGAAAGGCTTGCCTTCTTCCTTCTCGTTGACTATCTCGACAACATTCGAGCGGGTGATAGAGAATACATCGCAATTTCCGTTGTACTGTTCAAGTCCTTTTTTCTCGGCCTCGGCGAACAGTACTACATCGGTGATGAAGTGTTCGATGACTTCTTTCATCTCTCCTTTGCTGTTCTCTTTTTCTACTTTCAATTTGATTTCGTAAAACATAATGATTCGTATTTAATCTATATTGATTTTAGCATAATGATTCCGATACTATCGCTGTCTTTGCTTTTAACGAGCAAAGATTTATTGCCTTCCGAAAGCTGCATATATGCGTACTCAAAATTGAATAGAGCTTTTTCGATCTTGGAGAAGAACGAAGGATCTATCCGTAACTTTGTGATTCCTTCTGTGCTCTCTTTTAGATGTTCTGAAATTACATTCTCCATTTCAGGGTATTTATAGACTTCGGAGAATGGGTATATAACTTTTTGATTGTCACACAATATACATTCAAACCCCATGTCCGTAACTTGTACCATATCGTAAGAGAGGATAGACTTGTAGGCTTTTGAGCCTATAAACTTACCATCGAGCTTTTCTATTTCTTCATCGGTGAATGTGGAACATTCGGATAACTTGTTTTTTACCAAGATATGTGTATCGCATGCATAAGCGTAACCATCTTTAAAATGGATATATGAAAATACAGGTCTGAAATAGTCGTTTCTACTGCATGCCAAGTCCATTCTTAGGTCTTTGTTGAAATTATGTCTAGTCTTCATCGCTTTTATTCTTATCGGTTAAAAACTTCTTTGAACTTCTCGTCGAGGGCATTCAATATTCTCATTCGCTCAGCCGCTCTACCTTGATTATCAGTAGTGTAAATTCTCATTAACAATTGCTCTCGTGAGCCACAAAAACAGCCACATGTATAAAATGGAGCAACATTGGGATAGTTGTGTTTATACCAGATATGAGTAGTACCTTGTACTGACACATAGGTATCTTTTACCGTAAATTGAAGTTCTTCCGCTTCGTAATCGGGCATGTTGGGGTTCCCTGCCGCATAACGGCGGACAATACAGTCGCTGTCCTTTGCCAGTTCTGTGAGTACATCGGCGGGAATGTTGGGATTCCCTGCCGCATTCTTGCGGACAACAGAGTGGCTGTCCTT